CCCCCCACACAACACACAGTTTATTTCGCGCCACAATCTTTGGCCGGCCGGATGCCGATCCGCGGGGCGGCCCGGCTGATCGCGCGGCGGCACCCGCGGCGATCGATGCAGCATGAATGGCCAAACGATCCGCCAAGAAACCAGCGGCCAAACGATCCGCCAAGAAACCAGCGGCCAAACGATCCGCCAAGAAACCAGCGGCCAAACGTGCGCCGGCCAAACGGGCCACGGCCAAGCGAAAGCCGGTCGCGAGAAAGCCGCGCAAACAGAAACCGCCGCAGCCGCAGCTGCCAGCCGGATCGGATCCGCTGATCGAGGATCTGCTATTGCAGCTGGTGCGCGGATGCAGCGCGGACCAGGCGGAGCGGCTGGCGATCAAACGGCTGGACGTGGACCCGCAGGTGGCCGGCCTGCTGGTGACCGAGGCACGGCGACGGCTGACGATCGCCGCGGACTATTCCCGGGACGAGGTGCTGGCCACCGGAATAGAACGGCTGAACGCAATCTATCAGGCGGGGCTGGACCAGGACGATCTGCGGACCAGCCTGGCGGCGCAGAAGGAGCTGCACAAGCTATTTGCCCTGTATCACCCGCTGATGCCCGGCGCTGCAAGTCCGCCAGGCGAGCAGATCGAGGAGCTGGAGGCGGTTCGCGCACACCTCGAGGCGCTCGACCTGGGAAACGAAGTTACCGCAACCGAGGAGCTGGCGCGCCGTGCCGCAGCTGAAATCATTACCCACCGCGCAACGAAATAAGCCGGGCAGCTACCTCCGCCACCGGCAGAAGATGGCAGCCCGCGCGCAAACGCAGTCCGCGCTGGGCCGCGAGCTGGGGCGTATGCCGGCGGTAAAGGATCCACGGCGCAAGCTGGCCGGGATGCGGTCCCTGCGGACATTCTGCGAAAGCTATTTCCCCGAGGTATTCTATCTGCCCTGGTCCGCGGACCACCTGGCGGTGATCGAAACCCTGGAGCGGGTGATTATCGAGGGGGGGCTATTTGCCCTGGCGATGCCGAGGGCCTCGGGCAAATCGGCGCTACTTAAAGCGGCGGTGATCTGGGCGGTGCTGCGGGGATCCCGCCAATACTGCTGTTTGATTGCCGCGGAAGCCGGGCACGCGGAGCGCCTGCTGGAGGGAATCAAAGCCGAGCTGGAAACAAACGATCGCCTGGCCGAGGACTGGCCGGAGGCGATCTGGCCGATCCGCGAGCTGGAGGGCATCCACAACCGGGCCGCCGGCCAGCGCTTTCTCGGCGCCTCCACCCATATCGGAATCAAAGCGGATGAGCTGGAGTTTCCGACAATCCCCGGCAGCCTGGCCAGCGGCGCGGTAATCCACGTTGCCGGAATTCTTGGCAGCGTGCGCGGAATGCAACATTCACGGCCCGATGGGCGGACGGTGCGGCCCGACCTGGTGCTGGTGGACGATCCGCAGACCGACGAATCCGCCCGCAGCCCCGCGCAGAATGACCGGCGGGAGCAGATCGTGGCCGCGGCGATCCTCGGCCTGGCCGGGCCAGGTGTGAAGATCTCCGGAATTATGCTGGGAACGGTGATTGCCCGGGACGATATGGTGGACCGCCTGCTGGACCGCAGCAAGCACCCAGAATGGCAGGGCACCCGCACGAAGATGATCTACAGTTTCCCCGCGCGGGAGGATCTCTGGGGGCAATATGCAGAGATCCGCGCCGAAGGGCTGCGATCCGGCCGCGGCCTGGCCGATGCCACGCGATTCTACCGCCGCAACCAAAAAGCAATGGACGAAGGCGCGGAGGTGGCCTGGCCGCAGCGCTACGACCAGGACGAAATATCGGCAATTCAGCACGCGCTGAACCTGAAGCTACGGGACGAGCGGGCCTTTTTTTCGGAGTATCAAAACGACCCGCAGGACGATCGGCCGGAAGCCACGCAGCTATCAGCCGCGGAGATCGCCAGCAAGCAAAACGGCCTGAAGCGCGGCCAGGTGCCGGCCGGGGCCGAGGTGCTAACGCTGTTTGCGGACCTTCACGATAACCTGATCTATTGGGCCGCCTGCGCGTGGCGCCGGGACTTTACCGGATGGCTGCTGGATTACGGGACTTACCCCAAGCAGTCCGTCCCGTATTTCCTGCTGCGCGACGCCAAGCGGACGCTGAAACAAGCAGCCGGCCGCGGCGGCCGGGAATCCGCGATTTGGCAGGGCCTGGAGGCGATCTGCGGCGAGCTGCTCGAGCGGAACTGGACGCGCGAGGATGGCGGCGCGGCGCGGATCGAGCTGGCAATGGTCGATGGCAACTGGCAAACGGACCTGGTGCGCGAATTCTGCCACCGGACGAAATGGCGGGGGCAGCTGCTGCCAAGCCACGGCCGCTACTACGGGGCCAGCAGCCGGCCGCTAACCGAGGCAAAGCCGGAACCGGGAGAAAAGCTGGGGCTGCAATGGCGGCAGCGGATCACCAAGACGCGGCCGCGGACGCGCTACCTGATTTTTGATAGCAACTGGTGGAAATCGTTTTTACAGGGCCGCCTGGCGGTCCCGTATCCGGATCCCGGGAATTTCTCTTTGCCAGCCGGCCACCACCGCCTGCTGGCCGATCACCTCACCTCGGAATTTTTCGTGTTGACCGAGGGCCGCGGGCGAACGGTGGAGGAGTGGAAGCTGCGGCCCGGCTGGGATAACCATTGGCTGGACTGCCTGGTGGGCAACTGTGTGGCGGCGAGCCTCCGCGGATGCCAGCTGCCGGGACTTGGCGAGGTGAAACGGGTAAGCAGCCGCCGGCGGGTGAGCCTGAGCGAACTGCAACGGCAACGGCGAGGGCAATGATCGAAACAATGGCAACGGACCGCGATCAGCAGCAAGAGGAAAACGGGCTGCGCTGCCGCAGCTGCGGCTGCCGCCACCTGCCTGTCCTCGAGACGCGCAAACGGCCAGGCGGGCGGATCGTGCGCCGCCGGATCTGCCGCCACTGTGGCCGGCGGATGCTGACGTATGAGCGGGAAGCGGGGACGCCGGAATGAACAAGTACACCCATTCGGTACTGATAACCCACCGCAATCGCCACCAGCAGCTGCGGCTGTGTATATGGTCCCTAGTGGAGGCGGCAAAGGCCTCCGGACATTGGAACTGGGAGCTGGTGATTGTGGACAACGGATCGGACTATGGCCTGAAACAGCTGGCGTGGATGCCGCAGCGTATGCGCGTGATCGAGGATCTCCGGCCGATGCCGATCTTCAACAAGCCGGCGCTTTGGAACGTGGCGATCGAGGCGGCCCGGGGCGAGGTGCTGACCTTTCTTGACGCGGACGCGATTCTTGGGCCGCGGTTTCTCGAGGGAGCGGAGCTGCTGCGGGATCCGGACCTGGTGCGGCTGTGCTATCGGGTGATGTACCTCGAGCAGGACTGGCTGGAGCGGCTGGGGCCGGAGCGTGGCCGGCTGGAGCTGGTCCGCGATCTATTTGCCCGATACTACAGCGGGGACTTCCGCCGGGCCTATGAGGCCTATGGCGGACACAACAACAACGAGTGGGCCGCCGGCGGCGCGGTATGGGGCAATTCTCAATTCTCGATCACGCGGGAGAACCTCCGCGACTGCCGGCCCGATGAGCGGTTTGCTGGGCGTGGGTTTGAGGATCTGGACTTCCTGCGGCAGATCGAGCGGTCCTGGGGCGACCGCTACCGCGGCCGCCTGGTAGAGGATGCGGATCGCAATATGTTCCACCTCGAGCATGAGCGGACCGCGGACTGGCACCAGCCGGAGCTGGTGGCGCGAAACCTGCAGCTATACCGGGAGGGCTGATCGGTGCGAGTGTTTGTGACGGGGACGGGCCGCTGCGGATCGGTGACCTGTGCGAAGGCCTGCGGGCATATCAGCAACTACACGGCCGCGCATGAAACCCATTGGGGACGCTGCCAGGTGCCGGAGGTGGTCCACCCCGATCGACATATTGAGGTGGCCCCGCAGCTGGTGCTGTGGATCCCCTGGCTGCGCAAACTGTATCCGGATTCTCACTGGGTGCACCTAATCCGCGGCGATCAGCTGGGCTGTTGCGAAAGCCTGGCCACCCGCTGCCGGGCATCGATGGAATGCTTCTCAATCCAGTGGTTCGGCCTCCGCGGCGATCCGGACGCGGCGGCCAGCTGCTTTTATGATGCGATCAACGATTTATGCGCGGCCCTGATGCCGACAGACCGGACGGAGATCCTGCTGGAGGATCCCGAGCCTGGCTGGCGGCAATTCTGGCAGGCGATCGGCGCCGAGGGGAACCTGGAGGCGGCCCTGGCCACCTGGCGGACAAAACACAACGCGCGCAGCCCCGGGGAACGGTGCGATGCTCGGTAGGTACATTGCACGGCCGCTGCTTTCGGTCCTGATGCCCGCACTGAGCAGCCGGCGGCACCTTTGGCAAAGGCTGATCGGTGAGCTGCGGCGGCAGGCGGCGGCGATTCCCTGGCGGGTGGAGATCCTGACCGAGGAAGATGACGGCCAGCGACCGAGCGGAGCGAAACGCAACGCGCTGCTTTCCCGCGCGCGGGGCCACTATGTGGTCCAGGTTGATGATGACGACTGGGTTTCGGACGAATATCTGGCCGCACTGTGCGAGGTGATCTATTGCAGCCGGCCGGACGTGGTGGGGCTGCGGGCCTGGCGAACCGGCGGCAACGCGGACCGAATCCACGAATTCGCGCTAAATCACGGCGACAAACAGCAGCTGGGATGGATCGCCAACCCCGCGGGGATCCAGGTTCGGCTGATGGCCTTTCAGGCGAACCACCTTTGCGCGTGGCGCCGCGAGCTGGCCACCGCCTGCCGGTTTCCGGACCACCTCGGATATAACGACGATTTGTTTTGGTATCAGCCGCTGATCGCCTCGGGCCTGGCCAAACGCGGTGAGGTGATCGAGCGGGTGCTGTACTATTACCGCTACGATCCCCAGGGATCGGCCAACCAGTCCGCGGAATCGAGGGCGAGGACGCGCCGCTGGGCCGCCGGCGGGGTGGAACACTTCTGGCACGCGGGGCGGATCTGCCGCGCGGAGGTGGGCCGCGACGATAACCGGGACGCGGATCCGATCGTGGTGATCGATCCGGAAGGCCGGCGGCACCTGGTCCGCCGCGATGAGTGCCGGCAGATCTGCACGGTAAACATGAGGTGATTTTGTGGACGAGTCCCCGATCCTGATTGCAGGCCCGCCGCGGTCTGGGAATACCTGGATGCAGCACGCGCTGGATCTCCACCCGCTGCTGGCGATTCGGGGGCACTTTCCGCGACTTACGGGCGACGATCTGCAGAACTGGCTGGAAAAGCTGCTGGCGGCCGGAGAGCTGGCCGCCCGCTGGAATGAAAGCCTGGCCTACCAGGTGCCGCATTTTGCCGGGGCCAGCGAGCAGACCACGCTGGAGGCCTTCCGCGGGATGCTGCGGCAGCTGTGGATCGGTGACCTCGGCCGGCGGCCGGCCAGGTGGGGCGCCTCGATCAAGTGGGAGCCGCCCGCAATGTGGAAACGGCTATGGCCGGCGGCACGGTTTGTGATCTGCCTGCGCGATCCGTTTAAGGCGTTAGAGTCCGCTACCAACAATTTCACCTCCCCTGTAGGCCCGCGGGCATTTCTGGAGCGGTGGGTGGCGGCGGCGAAGTTTGGCCTGGCCGGGGAGCGGGCAACCTGCTGGCTGACGGACCAGGTGGCCGGCTGGACGCGGCAGGAACGGCGGGAGGCGATGGCGATCCTGCTGGAGTGGCTGGAACTGCCCGAGGATGCCGCGGTGCTGAAGTTTGCCGCGGACTATCCGCGAATTCACGGCCTTAAACCGCGGGCGGAGTATCAATTCACGGTCACCGCGCAGCAGCGGGCGAACTACCTCGAGCGTGTGCCGGAGCTGCGGGCGACTATGGCGCGGCTGATGTATGCGGTGGACTGAGCAGAGGAGGACCTGGGGATGATTGATACCGCGCAACAATGGTGCCAGCAAATCGACGTGACCAACCTTTGCCCCCGCCGCTGCAGCAACTGCACGCGAATGCTTACCCACGCCAGAAACGGCTGGGCAATGGATCCGGACACCTTCCGCCAGGCGGTGGCGGCCCTGGCGGACTTCCCCGAGCAATCCCCGCCGGATCTTTACAATCGGCATAAGGTGATCGGGCTGATCGGCGGAGAGCCGCTGCTGCATCCGCAATTCCCCAATCTGTGCCGGATCTTTGCCGAGCTGGTCCCCGATCGTGCGCGGCGCGGCCTGTGGACCTCTGCCGATCTGGATGGCCACCCCTACCAGCAGCTGATCGGGGAAACCTTCGGATATCTGAACCACAACCCGCACCAGCAGCAGGTGGTCCACCAGCCGATCCTGGTGGCGGTCCGCGAGCTGGTGGAGGATCCGGCCGATATGTGGCGGCTGATCGAGGACTGCTGGCTGCAGAAGATGTGGAGCGGGGCGATCACGCCAAAGGGCTACTTCTACTGCGAGGTGGCGGCTGCTTTCGATGCGATCTTTGACGGCCCCGGCGGCCTGCCGATCGAGCCGGGCTGCTGGGCGCGCCCGCTGGACGATCACCGCGAGCTGATCGAGCGCTGGTGTATACGGTGCGGCGCCTGTGTGCCGCTGGAAGGCCGGGACGACTGGCAGCAACGGGACGATATCTCACCGGGCAACCTCGAGGAGCTGAAGCGGCTGCGATCGCCGCGGGTCCGCCGCGGGGAGGTTGTCCTGTTCGACGCGGCCGGCTGGTGCGCCGAGGCCAACCGGCCTGGCTGGAATCCGCAGCGGTATCTAAGGGGCGAGCGATGAGCGGAATAGATCTGGCGGTCGTGGTGTGTGTGGAGTTTGACGATCTCCTGGCGCTGAGCCTGCCGCGGCTGCTGCGGCATTGTGGCCATGTGCGGATCGTGACCAGCCCCGCCGACAAACCGACGCAGGAGCTGATCCGCGGATACGGGCTGGCCGGCTATCCTGTTTCCTGTTTGCAGACCGGGGCCTTTTATGAGCGGGGCGCGGCATTCAACAAAGGGGCGGCGATCCTCCGCTGCTTGGAATCCGTGGAGCTGCACGGGTGGATTGCCCTGGCCGATGCCGATACCCTGTGGCCGGCGGAGATCTGCTGGGAGTTTCTCGAGATCGGCAACCTTTACACGCCACCGCGGCGGATCGTGCACCCCGCCGAGGACTTCAACGAGGCCACCGACTGGGCCGCCTGGCCGCGCTGCGAAGATCGAGAGTTTGCCGGCTATACCCAGATTTTCCACGCGGGCGATCCTCGGTTTCGCCAGGCGGCGAAGCTGTACCCCGACAACTGGCGACACGCGGGCGGCGCCGATTCTTTGTTTCAGGATCGCTGGCCTGTAGCCCGCAAGCTCCGGCCACCCTTCGAGGTGTTACACTTGGGGACACCCTGGGCAAACTGGCACGGACGCTGGGAGGCCCGCCTGGACGGCCGGGAGATCCCCGAGGCGGCCGCGCGCTGCTGGGCGCAGCAGGAAATGAGGCGGGCCAGGCGGTCTTACGGTTTCGCGCTGGAGCTGCTCGAGGATACCGATCCGCCAGCGAACTGATCTATTTGATCTGCCGCGGTAGCCCCGATCCGCGAGATCTGCCACCTCGCAGTCCTGCCTGCCCGCTGCTGGCCGCCGGCAGCCTCGGGCGAACTGGTGACCCGATCCGGCGAAAGTCCTCCAGAGCGGCCCCTGGGCAGCCCCTGGCGCGCTGTGCCGCACTAGATGTGGGGATATTTGCGCCGCTGGCTGTGCAAAAGGCCCAATCGGCCTGGATCGGCGGCCCGGCTAGCGTATAACCGAGGGCAACTGGCCACCGGCGGACGCGCCGGGCCTCCTAACTACTGGCCGTGCGGGGCCGCACCTCCGCGCGGCCTTTTCTATGTCCGAAAGCCTGGAAAGCGACATCGCCACCGCGGCGGTTTCTCCGAAGTCCGCCAGCGTGGACGGTAATTCGGTCAATCAGCACCCGCTGGGCGATCAGATCGAGGCGGACAAATACCTGGCCGCCAAGCGAAACGCCACGGCCAAGCGGGTGGGCATCCGCTTTGCCAAGCTGAAACCCCCAGGCACGATCTAAGGGGGACCGGCTGATGGCGCAGCGATCGAGCGGATCGGCGGCGAAGGCCGCGGCGGCACGGCCGCGGCGGAGCCTGGCGGCGATGCGAGCCGACGCGCGGACCGCCTCGGCCAGCGTGCGGCGGACCTGGCTGGCGGGAAAGTACGACGCCGCGCAGACCGCCGACGAAAACCGCCGCCACTGGGCCAACGCGGACAGCCTGGCCGCCAACGCGGCCGGCAGCCCCTCGGTCCGCCAGATCCTCCGCAACCGCGCCCGCTACGAGGTGGCGAACAACAGCTATGCGCAGGGCATCCTGCAAACGCTGGCCAACGATCTGATTTCCACCGGGCCGCGGCTGCAGATGCTCACCGCCTCCGCCGAGGGTAACCGGCGGATCGAGCTGGCCTGGCAGAAGTGGGCGGACGCGATCCACCTGGCGGCCAAGCTGCGGACCGCCAAGCAGGCCAAAGTCCGCGACGGCGAGGCCTTCGCCCTGCTGGTGACCAATCCCCGGCTGATCGGCCCGGCCAAGCTGGACCTACGGCTGATCGAGGCGGACCAGGTGGCCAGCCCCCAGCCCCGCTGGGACAAACCCAACGAAACGGACGGGATTCACTTTGACGAGTGGGGAAACCCCGCGGTTTATCTGGTGCTGAAGCAGCACCCCGGGGATACCGCGGTTTCCTACCAGGCGGGCGCGGACGAGATCCCCGCCCGCCGGATGCTCCACTGGTTTCGGGTGGATCGGCCTGGCCAATACCGCGGTCTGCCGGAACTGATGCCGGCGCTGCCGCTGTTTGCCGAGCTGCGGCGGTATATGCGCGCGGTGGTGGCGGCCGCGGAAACCGCCGCCGACTTTGCCGCGGTCCTGCAGACGCAGGCCCCGCAATTCGAGGACGAGGACAGCGACGCGCCGAAGGTGTTGGACGCGATCGAACTGGAGCCTAGGCTGGCCACGGTCCTGCCGGACGGCTACCAGCTGGGCCAGATCAAGGCCGAGCAACCGGCCACCACCTTCTCCGAGTTTGTTCGCGCTCTGCTTACCGAGATCGCCCGCTGCCTGAATGTGCCCTACAACGTGGCCGCCGGCGACAGCAGCAAACACAATTACAGCAGCGGCCGGCTGGATCACCAGACCTACCACAAGGCCCTGAGCGTGGAGCGGCATGATTGCCAGGTGGTGATCCTCGAGCGGCTGCTGGATGCCTGGCTGCGGGAATACCTGGCCGAGCTATCCGGTATTTCCCCCGCCGATGTGGACCTGGCCGATTATCCGCACGAGTGGCGCTGGGACGGTTTCGAGCATGTGGACCCTACCAAAGAGGAAAACGCGCGATTGACCCGGCTGGCAGCCGGAATGACCTCTTACCCGAGCGAGTTTGCCAAGGACGGGGCCGACTGGGAAGCGGAGTTTGCCAAGCAGGCCCGGGCGCTGGGCGTAACGGTGCCCCAATACCAGGCGATTCTGCGGCAGAAGCTGCTGGGGACCGGCGGAGCGGCGACGGGTGACAACCAACTAGCGGACCAAGAGGTGGAAGATGAGCCGGCACGCGACCAATAGATACCCGCGGGAGATCCGAGCAGCCGGGGCCACGGTGCGGACCAGGCCCTGGCCGCTGCCCGGCGAGCGGCTGCCGGCGGATCTCACCCTGGCAGCCGGCCAGCGGATCGAGCTGGCGGCCGCCGAGGCCACCGAGGACGGCAAGCCGAAGCTGCGGACCTTCACTGGCACGGCCTACACCGGCGCGGAAATGGTCCCCGAGGGCTTCTATCGGCCGGTGATGGTGGACCTGGCCGGCCTGGCGGTGCCGCGGCAGACGGTGCCGATCCTCCGCGGTCACGACCCCGAGCAGGTCCTGGGGCACACCCAGGAGATCAAGGTGGACGGCCGGGTGGAGATCTCGGGCGTATTCAGCGGCGCCACCCGCGCCGCGGAGGTGGTGGAACTGGCGGCGGGCGGTTTTCCCTGGCAGCTGAGTATCGGCGCCAGGATCGAAAAGCTGATCCGCCTGGACGATGGCGAGAAGGCGGACGTAAACGGCCGGCAGGTGACCGGGCCGCTGCTGATCGCCAGGAAAACGACGTTGCGGGAAGTTTCTTTCGTGCCGATCGGCGCGGACGGGGCCACAAGCGCAAAGATCGCCGCGCAGGCGGCAAACTCTATTTCCGAGGAGGGAGCGATGGATTTTCAGAAGTGGCTGAAGGCCAAGGGCTGGGACCCTGAGAGCCTCTCGGACGATCAGCGGGCGGTCCTCGAGGCCGCCTGGAAGTCCGAAACGAACCAGGGCAGCAAGGACGAAGGCGGCGAGCCGAAACCGCAGAAGATCGCCGCGGCGGCCGGAAACGGCCAGCCGGACGATGAGAAGCCGGTGGACCTGGTGGCGCAGGCCCGCGCGGAGCTGGCCGCGGAATCCAAGCGGGTGGCCGCGATCCGCAAGATCACCGCGGGCCATGACGAGCTGCAGGCAAAGGCGATCGAGGAGGGCTGGACCAGCGAACGGACCGAGCTGGAGATTCTTCGCGCCGAGCGTGGCCGCGGCCCGGCGATCCACACCGGCGGCGAGGACCAGCAGCCGGCGGTCCTGGAGGCGGCCCTGGCCCGATCGGCTGGCGTGGATCAAACGATCCTCGAGGCCGACTATAGCGAGCAGACACTGGAGGCCGCGGACGGCAGGCAGTACCGGGCCTATGGCCTCGGGGAGCTGCTGCACGCGGCGATCGGTGCCGCCGGCGGCTATGCCCGCCCGGGCCGGATCACGGACGAAACGATCCGCAGCGCATTCGACGCGGAGCGGACGTTGCGGGCCAGCGGGTCCTCCACCTTCAGCCTCTCGGGGATCCTCGGCGCGGTGGCCAACAAGTCCCTGCGGGCCGGCTATCAGAGCGTAGACAACGTGGCCGCGCGGATCGCCAGGATCGGCAGCGTTTCCAATTTCCAAACGCACACCCGATACCTCCTCACCGCCAAGGGCGAGGTGGAGAAGGTGGGCGCGGACGGTGAACTGAAACACGGCAAGCTTACGGAGGAAAACTACACGATTTCGGCCGACACCTACGGCCGACTCATCGGCCTCAGCCGCACGGCGCTCGTTAACGACGATATGGACGCGCTATCGCAGATCCCGCGGGACCTGGGGCGTAAGGCGGTGCTGGCGCTGCAAAAGGCCCTGTTTACCGCGATTCTGGGCAATGCGTCCAGTTTCTTCGGCAGCGGGAACAGCAACTATATCAGCGGGGCGAGCACCACGCTGCAGATCTCCAGCCTGACCACCGCGGAGCAGACCTTTATGGATCAGACCGACGCGGACGGCGATCCGGTGGGGATCACCCCCGCGATCCTGCTGGTCCCGACCGCGCTGAAGGTGGCCGCGCAGGAGATTTACGCGGCGGTGCGGGTGAACGAGTACACCTCGCAAAACAAGAAATCGCCCGACATCAACCCGCACGCGGGCAAGTGGCGGGTGGAGTGCAGCCCGTACCTCAGCAACAGCAACCTTACCGGATACAGCAGCACCGCCTGGTATCTGCTGGCCGATCCGGCGGACGTGGCGGCCTTCGAGGTGGCATTCCTGAACGGGATGCAGGAGCCGCAGGTGGCAACCTCCGATCTCGATTTCGATCAGCTGGGGATTCAGCATCGGGTGGTTTATGACTTTGGTGTGGCCCTGGCCGATCACCGCGGCGGAGTAATGAGCAAAGGCGCGGCCTAACGGGGCCTGAGCCTGGCGGCAGTCCGCCGGGTGCCCACGGCCCGGCGGCTGCTGCCTTTCGATCGTGGGCAAGAACTGCAACCAAACCAAGCGAGCGCGAGGACTGAAACATGAGCGTTTACTACAACAGCCGCGGCGATACCGTGGACTACACCGCGAGCACCGCCAAGACGGCCGGGGACGTGGTGGTTCAGAATAACTTGGTTGGCATTGTCACCCAGGACATTGCGGCCAACCAGAAGGGCAGCCTGCGGATCGAGGGCGTGGCCGAGGTGCCCAAGAGCACCGGCGGATCCACGGCGATCGCCGCAGGGAAGCTGGTTTACTGGGACGCCACCTACAGCGTGGCCACCGAAACCAGCAGCGGCAACACGGCGATGGGCGTAACGGTCCTGGCGGCCACGGACGCCGCGGCGGTGGTTTACGTCAAGCTGCTGCCGGGTATCAAGGCGGCCCTGTAACCGCCCGAGGATCTCCGCGGGCCGGCCGGGCAGGGATCGCCCGGCGGCCCGGGTGGACGCGCGGCCCCGGCGGGCCGGGAGGGGATCGTGGCGGACCTGTTGCAAACCGGATCGCAATGGCTGGCCGGCCAGCTGAAAAGCCACGCGGGCCGATCGGTGATCTATTCGCGCGGATCCTCCACGGTCACGATCACCGCCACCAAGGGCCAGGCGGACCTGGAGCGGCTGGGGGTGGATCCGGCCACGGTGGAGGATGAAACCGCGGATTGGATCCTGACCGCCGCGGACCTGATCCTGGCCGGCGCGGTGGCGGAGCCGGCGCTGGGCGATCGGATCACGGAAACGATCGGCAGCACCACGGCAATCTACCAGGTGGTATCGATCGGCGGCGCCAGGGCCTGGCGCTACACGGACGGCAATCGTTACCAGCTGCGGGTGACCACGCAGCTGATCTCCGAAAGTTGAATCGATGGCGGATCCCGGCGTGACGATCGCGGAGGCGGTGAAGGCCGCGCTGGAGGCCGGCAGCTACAGCCAGGCCTTCGACGTGACGCGGACCTACCTGCCGCGGCTATCGCTGGCCTCGGGCGATCTGGACGCGCTGCAGGTCCTGGTGGTCCCCGGGCCTGCCGAGGGCGCCTGGGCCAACCGCAGCCAGCAGGAACACCTGCACCAGGTGGACGTGGCGGTCTGCAAGAAAGTGGCCGAGTACACCAACGCCACCCTGGATCCGCTGCTGGGGCTGCTCAGGGAGCTGGCGGACGACCTGGTGGGCGAGCGCCTGGGGCTGGAGGTGCAGCCGGACGATCGGGCGATCTGCACCGGCTGGCAGTACCTGACCGGCGCCGAGGCCGGCTATGCGCCCGACCTGCTGGAAAAGCTGACCTTTGTGGCGGTCTGCCGCCTGACCTATAGGCTGATCCGATGATTGCCAGGGCGAGAGGCCGATTGAATACAACCCAGCTGCGGCGGAAGGCCGAGCGGGGAAAATACCGCGGCCTCGGGCACGCGGCCGGGGCGGTGCGGCTGATCGCCAAGCGATCGATCCGCAAACGCAAGAAAGCGAGCCGGCCGGGGACCCCGCCGAGCACACAGACCAAGCGGCTGCCGGCGGCGATCCTGTACGCGGTGGAGCCGGACCGGGCGGTGATCGGCCCGGTGGCCTCGATCGTGGGGACCGCCGGCGAGGCCCACGAACACGGCGGGCGCTACAAGCGCGAAAACTATCCCCAGCGGCCTTTTATGGCGCCTGCCCTGGATAAGGCGCGGCCGCGGCTGCCCGATAACTGGGCGGGCGTGATCCACTGAAACGGAGGACGGAAACGTGAGCAGCAAACTAGGCCTTGATTGCAAACTGTACTATCTCAGCACCGGCACGCGAACCACCTGGGGATCCCCGGCGGCCGCGCCGGAGAACCTAACCGAGATCGACAACGTGCAGGACCTGACGCTGAACCTGGAACACGGGGAGGCGGACCTGAGCACGCGCGAGAGCAGCTGGCGGCAGACCGGGCTGGCGCTGAAGGACGGCAGCGTGGAGTTTACCATGCTCTGGGACACCTCCGACGCGGCATTCACCGCGATCAAGGATGCCTGGCTGAACAAGACCAACATTGCTTTGGCGATCCTGGACGGCAGCAAGGCCACGGTGGGGACCCAGGGCCTGTGGGCCGATTTCGTGGTAACCAGTTTCGGCCGCGAGGAGCCGCTGGAGGAGGGCGTGACGGTGCCGGTAACGGTTAAGCCGGCCCGATCCACGGTGGCGCCGGAGTGGGTGACGGTGGCAACGTAAGCCGGTGGCCGGCACGGTGCCGGCCGCGGGGAACGGGTGATTCGCAACGTGGGAGCGATCGCAATGGACGAGCAGATGGAAACACCCCGGCAGCCGGACGAGCTGCCGGGGTTTGAGGATCTCGAGGGCCGCCGCTGGCGGATCCGCCTGGACGTGGGCCTGATCGAGCGGATCCACCAGCAGACGGGCCTGGACTTCCGCCGAGTGCTGGAGGACAAGGGGGCCGCGGTGCTGCGGCTGGCGGACGATCCGCAGAAGCTGTGCCAGGTGCTGGACCTCTGCCTGGAGGAGCAGTTGGAGCAGAGCGGACTGGATAAGCAGCAGCTGGCCCGGGCGCTGGACGGCGACACGCTGGAGGCGGCAACCGAGGCCCTGATGGAGGCGATGGTCCGTTTTTTCCCGAGCCGCCGGCGGCCGCTGTTGCGGGCGCTGGCCGAGCGGATGCACACCGCGGAGGAGGAGCTGATCCGGCGGATGATGAGCAAGCTGGAGGGGGAGGAGATGGGGCGGGCGATCGAGCGGCAGGCGGACCGGATGGATCGGGAGATCTCTCAAGCGCTGCGGACCTCTGGCGGGAAGTCTACCGAATAGCGGGCTACCTCGGCCTGTGTCCGCGGGGCTATACCCTGCGGGAGCTGGGCTGGATGGCCGAGGGGCGGCTGGAGTGGACGGATCGCGCGGCCTGGAATCATACCGCGGCGATCCTGGCGATGCTTTACAACGCCAACCGGGGCAAGGGAAGGCCAAAGCGAAAGCCGCAGCAATTCAACCCCTGGAGCAAGCGGCCGGCCGGGCCGCGGCGAAAGCCGAAACCGGCCAAAGTGGACGTTTCGGCACTGAAGGTGTTTCTGCCGCCGGGCAGCCGGGAGCGATAGATGGGCGTAAACGGCCGCGATGTACGATCGGGCGGGGCCTTTGTGGAGCTGTACCTGCGCGATCACCTCAAGCGCGGCCTGGAGCAAGCCAGCAAGCGGCTAAAGGGCTGGGCGGCCGGGGTGGGGATGCTGGGGGCCAAGATCTCCGCCGCCGGCGCAGCGATCACCGGGCCGATGCTGGCCGCGGTGCGGCAATTCGCCCAACAGGGCGACGCGCTGGACAAGATGAGCAGCCGGGTAGGGGCCTCGGTGGAGTTTCTATCGGCCCTGGCCCACGCGGCGGCGATCGGCGGCACCGACCTTAGCGCGATGGAGGTGGGGATCCGCCGGCTGCAGCGGACGGCCTACGATGCCAGCCGCGGACTGACCACCGCGCAGGAGGCCTTTGCCGATTTGGGGATCGAGATCCGCGGCGCGGACGGGCAGTTGAAAAGCACTGAGCAGCTATTCATGGAAGCCGCATCGGCGCTGGCCGCGATGGAAAACAACACACACAAAGCGGCCCTGGCCACGGTGATCTTCGGCCGGGCGGGAACCCAGCTGTTGCCGATGCTGAAGCAGGGCCGGGCCGGCCTGGTGGCGGTGATGAAAGAGGCCGAGGAGCTGGGTATTGTGCTATCGACCGAGGACGCCACCGCCGCGGCGGAAATGACCGATGCCTGGACGCGGCTGACCTCGGTGCTGCGGATGGCGATCGCCAAGATCGGCGCGGCCCTGGTGCCGATGCTGCTGGACCTGGCCGATCGGATCAAGCGGCTGATCCGCCCGGTGCTTGATTGGATCGATGGAAACCGCGAGCTGGTGGCCTGGATCTTCAAGCTGGGCGGAGTGCTGAGCGTGGCCGGGGTGGCCCTGGCGGCGGTGGCCGGGGTGCTGTTCTCCGCGGGCGTGATCCTCGGCACCCTGGCGAAAGCGGTGGGCCTGGTCACGGGTCTGTTTTCCACGCTGACCTCGGTGGTGGGATTTCTGCTATCCCCGCTGGGGCTGACGCTGGCCGCGGTGGTGGCCCTGGGCGTGGTCCTGGTGAAGTACACCTCCGCCGGCGCCGCCGCGATGCAATGGCTGGGAGAGGTGATCGGCGGGCTGGCCGAGCGCTTCGGCACCACGTTTAAGGCGATCGGCAAGGCCCTGGCCGCCGGAGATCTCCGCGCGGCGCTAAAGGTGTTTGTGGCCTATATCACGATGGAGTTTCAGCGGGCCAGAAACGCGGGCTATCAGATCTGGGTGAAGTTTAAGGACTGGTTTGTGGGCCTCTGGACCGGGGCAACCTTCGGCCTGGCCCGCCTGCTCAGCGATGCCTGGTATCGCGGGCAAAAGGCCTTTGCCGATGTGGTCAATTCCATGCGGGTCATCTGGAATCGGTTTTGTAGCTGGGCGGGCAATGCCTGGGACGGGACGATCAAGGGCGTGGGCAATTTCATGTATCAGGCCCTGGCCAAAGCGGGCGTGGTGGACCAGTCTGTGGCCGACGCGATGGGGATGATGCTTGATAACGAAATGGATTCTCAGATCCAGGCCCGCACCGATGCGGCGGACGCGGAGCTGGCAAAGATCTCCGCCGATTGGGACAAGCAGATTGCCGAACTCGACGCGCAGCAGCAAACAGCCCGCGCGGCGCTGGACCAGGACCAGGCCAAGCGGGACAAGCAGCGAACGGATCAATACGGCCGGGACCTGGCCGACAGCCAGGCGAAGCTGGACCAGGCGGTGGAGGACTGGCAGGCGGCCGCCAGCGAGGCCAGCGACCAGCCGCAGGAGGCCCCGCGCTCGAGCATGGCGCAGCAGCGGCTGGACCAGGCCCTGCAGGGCCTCGGGGGCGATGTGACCGGCGGTGCCGGCGAGCGGCTGAAAAGTATCGGGACTTTCTCCGGCCGCCAGGCGGCCCGGCTGGGTTTCCGCGGCCCCGAGGAGCGGACCGCCAGGGCCACCGAGGCCTCGGCCAAGCAGCTGGCCGAGCTGAACCGAAAAGCCGATCGCAATACGCTGGTTTTCACCTCGTAAGGAAGAAACAATGGCGGTTCACTTTCACAGCGATTTCTCTACCGCCACGGTAAGTGGATCCGCGGTGGCCGCGGACCAGGTGGGGAACTACCTTTACAGCGCGGGGTTTAGTTCGGGCCTGGCAATTTCCGACTTTACCCTTCGGCTGGCTGGCGATGTTTCTGGCGGGGTGGCGCCGATCTATGTTGCCAGCGATACCGGCGGGACCGCGGACCTGCAACCGATCGCCGCGGGCATGTGTTTGCGGGGAGTGTTTTATGCCTCCGCCGACAATCGCACGTTTCAGTTTGGCCTGGCCTCCGCGGTGGCCACACCTACCTGGGCCGGCGCGCGGTTCTACCTTTACGGCCTGGATGCTTCGGCAGTCCCTGGCGCAGGTAAAGCCGAGCATGGAATGTCGATTTTTGAGGGGGCAAGCACTAGCCTGGTAAACCTAAACCAGGTATTTGGGACCTGGCTGCATCAAGCAGCCTTTCCGGCCGGGTACGATTGCCGGATTCCCATTGAGCTGGCGATTTATATTCGGTCCGCCACCGAAACCACAAGCGAATGGGAATTTTGGGTTCGCGCGCCGAGCTGGTTTAGAGGCCGCGCCGGCGAGAGCTGGGTGTGTGTATGGAAGTATTCGGCCAGCGTGGGGACTTCAACAAACGTCACACCATTTATCCGTGCGCAATCTTCTGCACTCCCCTGCCTGAGCGTTTGGTGGGACGGGGCCGGCGCCGGCGAGGTGGAGGTAACCTCCGCCGGCCAGCTGAAGCTATACGAGGGCGGCGGGCTGGCCTACACGCTGACGCTGAGCGATTACACCTACGTTTACCAGCTATACAACGCAATTGTGGGCAACGCAAACTGGCGGGCGGAACTATGCGGCCTATCAATGGCGGATCCAGAAACCTTAGACGTTAAGACGAAGGCCACCTGTACCGGCTGGAGCGATCGGGAATTTCTGCCGCGCAACGGGGATTTCGGCTGCAAGGAACTCTATTGGGCCAGCGGCGGCTACGATCCTGCCGACTGCACCGGGCACCGAACGATCTACTGCACGGCCGATTACTGGGACGATGAGGGCGAGGTGCAAACGCAAGGCCTTGATTATGTGGCCTCGGATGATCGGATGCTGGCACTGTTTCTCCGCGGTGCCGAAAACGTGAGCGAACTGTATAAGGCGGAGATCCTGCTATACCAATCGACCGACAGCGGGCGGAAAGTCTGGAGCGAAATACAACGGGCGGGCGGATCTTTGCTGCCAACGGACGGAACCGATCTGGGCTACTTCGGCGCCTCGATGATTGCCAGCGGCGATCTGCTGGCGGTGATGGGCGGCAAGGCCTACCGCACCGGCGGCCCGATCTCGGGCGCCGCGGACCGGCTGCCGGCGGTGACGGTTTCCGATGATGGTGGGGCGACCTGGACCGAGCCGGCGGACCTTTATTCGGTCCTGCCGGCTGCATTGAAGGAAACCGCCCCAACCAAGACGGGTTGCGTGATCGTGCGTCCTGGCCTGCGCATGGCCTCGGGGCGCTGGGTGTTTCCGTTTCACACCGATACGCTTAAATATGGTTTGCTGTGGTCAGATGCGAGCACCGGCGCGGCCCTGGCCTCGGTGGACAATTGGAACTGCACGGCGGTCAGTTTGGGAGGGAATAATTGGGCCGAGCAATCCGCGGTGGAGGAATCCGCCGGTGTGCTAACGGTTTACCTCCGCGACCAGGTGGGCCACCGCCACGGCGTGTTTTACACGATCGAGGCGAACGGCAACGGCTGGGAATCACCTTCGGCACTGACCGAGGCGGACGGCGCCAGCGGGCGGCCGCTGGCCAAGTTTGGGCATGTTCCGCCGCTGTTGTTGCGGCACCGAAGCTATACCTATCTGATCGCACCGGACCAGCTGGCCTATGCCGCGGCCGACTTTCGGCGCGGTTTCGACTGCCTTCGCGCGGCGGATGCCGCCGGCGGCGATGCCTGGACCGAATACCGCGCCAAGCAGATCTGGCGGGCTACATCCGGCCACCATACATATCCTTGCGCCGCGGTGGTGGACGATCAGCTGAGCCTGATCTGGTATCACCACCGCGCGCTGGTAGGGTATTGGCAAGATCCCCGATTCTTCGCCACAAACTACCCTGCAGCCGCCAACGTGCGCAGCGGCACGGCCTACGGCGACGGATCCACCGGGACCTTGGACCTGCCGGCGGTTTCCGATGTGCGCCAGGCGGTATCATTCGACGGGGAAACCAAAACGGGGACCCTGGCCCTGGCGGACGCGGACGAAATTCAGCTGCAATCTATTACGCTGGCGCCACTATCGGCCAGCGTGATTCGCAGCGGACGGGTCGCGCAAACGGATCTGATTGCCTATCAATACGCGGCGATCGGCCAGCCGGAGGCCCTGCTGCTGGCCTACACCGACGCGGACGGCGAGGCGGTGGACCTCAGCGGAAAGTCCCTGGCAATGTGCTTTGCGGCGGCGGCCACGCCAGCAACGCTGGCATTTAAGTTGACCACCGCAGACGGTGAACTGACGATCGGCGGCGCGGAGGGAAACAACATTTTGATACAAGAGAACAGCGACGGAAACACCGACACCGCGGGCGTATATCACTGGGTGCTGAGGGACCTTAGCACCGATGGTGCTTTGCTGGAGGGGACCCTGCAAGTAATCCCCGCGCCGGACGCTAGCTAAAAGGGGAAAAGCATGAGCTGGGTAGGCGACGGGTCGCAATACGTTGCAATGATCCTAACCGGGCAAAGCGCGTTTGATCTGCCTGGCGATGCCTGGTCTTTGTTCGGATGGGCCAAAAACGGATCCATGACCGCAAACGCGCAATATCACCTGCTGAATATCAATGGCTATAGCAGCCCGAACCTGGCAATCCGGATTTACGGCACCGGCCACGCCAGCAATGGAAAAATCAATTTTTATTCGAGGGACGCAACCGCGAAAACCTTTACCGCCACAACGGCGGCGAGCATTATCGCAACCAAGCCGGGCTGGTATCATATCGCCGCTGTGCGATCCGGCGCCACGTTGACGCTATACATAGATGGGGCCTCTTCGGCCAGTAGTGTAAACGGAGATGTTGCCGCCGCAACGATGGCAGACCGCGGCTGCGAGTGGTTTAAGCGGGTATCGTCCGCCGAACAATTTATCGGCAGCCTTAGCCATTGGGGATTTTCTAAAGCGGCGCTGACCGCGCCGCAACTGGCCGACCTGCAAACCAAGCGGCCGGACAAGGTGGCCGGGCTAAGCCTGGCCTGGTATTGTCCGATGGATTCTTACACGGAATCGATCGTGCCGCTGACGCTGACAAACAACGGCACCACTATCAGTGGCGACGGGCCGGCCTTTGCGGTAGATGATCCGCGGGCCACGCGCTACGGCCAGCCGCTGCGAAGAAGCTACCGGCCGCCGATGGTGGCCACGCCAATTTAAAGAGCAAGGGAGCAAACTATGGCAACGGCAACCGGCCGAACGGCGGTATCTGATCGGTCCCTGTATCCGCTGGGGGTGGAAACGATCACAGGACTGAGCAGCGCAAAGGGCCTGACCGTACCGACGGGCGCGGTTTACGCGCTGATTGCGGTGGAAACGAAGGCGATTCGGTGGAGGGACGATGGGACCAACCCTACGGCAGCAACGGGGATGCCGCAAGCGGCCGATACGGAACGCCTATACACGGGGGACCTTTCCGCGATCAAACTAATTGAGCAATCGGCCTCCGCCGCGGTGACGGTGGCCTATTACGGGGTGGGCCAGAGCTGATTAGATAACCTCAGTTTGCCAACTAAGGCGGCGAGCCAATGGCGATTACGGTTACCGAAAAGTGGGAAAGCCGCGCGAGCACCGAGGGCAAGAACCCTACGGTGGATTTGGTGGCGATTGTGGAGGGCACGGACGACGATCTGGCGGCAAAGGCGGCCCTGGCCGCCTGGCTGCCCGATCGATACGACGGCCTGGCCCTGGCCGATTACAAGCTGCAACGGATCGGCCAGGAGGAGTGGCTGGGAACCGGCCTTTACGATCGCCTCGAGCACCAGGAGGTGGGCGATAGTACCTACAATTTTGAGACTGGCGGCGGCACCGAGCACATAACCCAGAGCCTGGAAACGGTGGGGACGTATGCGGCCGCCGGGGAAACCGCGCCGGCCTTCGGCGGGGCAATTGGCGTGAACGGCCAGGGCGAGGTGGAGGGTGTGGATATACACGCGGCCCAATTCTCGTTTTCCGAAACCCACATCATTGACGCGGATACGGTGACCGAGGCCTATATCAACGGGTTGTTCGATACCACCGACAAGGTAAACGCGGTCCCGTTTCGAGGGATGGCCGCCGGCCAGGTGCTTTTCCTGGGGGCCACCGGCAGCAAGCGATCGGAGGAAGATTGGGAGATCACCTTTAAATTTGCCTGCAGCCCCAACGCGCGCAACCTGGTGATCGGCGGGATCACCGGAATTGATAAAGACGGCTGGGACTATCTTTGGGTCTATTACCGCGAGGCCGAGGACGCCGAGGCCAGCCGGGTGATTCCGCAGCCAATCGCGGTCTATGTCGAGCGGGTCTACTACCGGGCGCCGTTTACGGCCCTGGGGATCTGAGCACAAGCCAGCGGAGGATCGATAAGTGGCAACTAACAGGATCGAGGGGGATCTGTACGTCAGCGGGACTGTGACCCCCAAGCTATTCACCCCGCCCGATGGATCGATCGATAATGACGCGATCGCCTCGGGCGATCCGATCGACGCGGACAAACTCAGCAACCGCCACGCGCAGAGCTATTTTCAGGCGGACGGGTCCGACGTGGCCGCGGCGATCGTGCCGATCGCGGTGATCCGCGGGACTACCGGCACGCTGAAATCGATCGAGGTTTCTTGCGTGGATGCCCCCAGCGGCGGCGATAAGGCCTTTACGGTGGATCTGCTGGTGGCCGACGAAACCACCCCCACCCCCGCCTCGGTGCTTTCGGCGCCGGTGAGCTACAGCAGCACGCAATCGGACTGTGAGGTGGAGGCCGGCACGATCACCAGCGCGGACCTGGAGGTGGGCGATACGCTGCTGGTCCAGGTTGCCGTTTCGGGAAGTACCGGCACCCAGGGCCAGGGCCTGGTGGTCACGGTTACCTGGGACGAAACCCCAACCTAAGCCGCGCGAGGTGGCCGGATGCCCGGCGATCCTTTGAAACGGGTGCAGGCGGGCAATCCGCTGCGGATCTCCGCCCGCACCTTTAACACGATGATCGACGCCACCGAGGCCTGGCTGGCCAGCAGCCGGCCGCGGGCGCGATCTCAGCCCCGGCAGCTGCACCGGCAGCGGGAGCTGGTGCGGATCCGCAACGATGGGGCCGCCTGCCCGCGGTGCGGGGTGCTGGGGATCACCGGCTGGATCTTCGGCCCCGACGATAACCTGGCGGAGTTTCTCGGCCAGCCGATGCTGACCGGCGCCGAGCCGGCGGAGGCGGATCACAGCGGCAGATTTGCGGTCACCCTGGAGCCGATCGCCGCGGGAAAGATCGGCCTGGCGGTCCTTTCCGGCCTGGCCGCGGTCCAGATCAACATGGCGGAGGATTGGCACACCTTTGCGGACGTGACCGCCGCGGACAATACCCAATTGATCTCCCTGCCCTGCGGGCCGGCCACGATCCTGGCCACCAACGCCACCAGCGGCACTACCTGGGGCCTGGTCCGGCTGGGGTCCCCGGGCGGGCAACACGAATATTTGGCCACGCTGGACGAGGATTTGGATTATCAGGATTCCGCCTCGGCCAGCTGCGACACCGGCGGCGGATCGATCACGGTCTATGATGCCTTTCTGGGATCGGGCGAAACCGTGGCCGCCGACAGTCAGATCATTGCCACCTGGTTTGCCGATGAGCGGAAGTGGTACGCAACGGCCGCGCCGTGCAGCTAAGCGGAGGTTTTTTCAAACGTGATCGATCGCCGCGGCCTGCTGTTGCAGAAACCAAGCTACCCGATGCCAGGCCTGTGGCTGCCGCGGACACAGCTGGCGGCCCCCTGGCGGTTTCTGCCCTGCCAGGACTGCTGCACCGAGCCGCATAGCTGCCCCTGCACCGGCGATCTCCCCACCGAGGTTTATTTGACCCTCGGGGGTTTCGGCAACGCCAGCTGCAGCGATTGCGGCGACTACAACACCACCCACGTCTTGGCGCAGGGCACCCCGGGCGGCTGCACCTACTCCGCGGCGATGCCCTGCAATTGCCTGATGGTTTTTGTCTACACCACCAGCGGATCGGATTACTGGTGGTATGTCACCCTGTATTCCACGGACTATTGCATGGGCATTCACCCCGAGGTGAGGTGGCGAAGGAATTGGGGGACCAGTCCGCCGAGCTGCACCGGCACCGATCTTAACATTCCCTGGGTATCCGGATCGGCGCTGGTGTGCGTGTCGAACCTTTGCACCTTCAGCGGGACCCCGACCTGCCTGTTTACGGCCGCGGCATGAGCTGCCCCGATAACACGATTTGTGCCCTGCTGCGAAACGCGGAGGGCCTCTGGGCCTGCGAGCTGTGCGGCTGGGTCTATCCGATCCGCGCAGACCTGCCCCCGCGCCGCAATTGCCCGGCGCTGCCCGGGGCGATCGAGGCGGCCCGCCGGCGGCTGGTCGAGGAGATCCAACAGCGGCACCGGCCGGGCCTCCACCAGCCGCTGGCGGTGATCGCCGCGGAGCTGGAGATCTGCCTGGCCTGCCCGCGGTGGGCGCTGCCTGGCCGCTGCACCCGCTACGCGGCCGGCTGCGATGGCTGGGACCGATGGCTGCGGGTCCTGCTGCGGGGCCTGTGCCCGCGGCACCGCGGCGCCGAACCTGAGCCGATCAATATGCTTGAGCTATAGCCAAGCTGAAACGCAGGATCCAGATCGCACCGGGCGGCCAGGATCGCCCCAGGATGCACGGCAAACACCTCGGCCGACTGCTGAAACCTGCCGGGCGGGCAACGCAACAGCGAGCCTCCCAGGCGGTCCAGCAGCGACAACCGCGCCAGCCGGCGGCGCTGCACTAGTTACAAGACCTAGTGCGCCGCGCGGCGGTTTATCGGCGGATCCGGCACGATCGCACGAAATTCGACACGGTCTACTCCGCCGCCTGCTTGTTCCCGGCCAGATCCTCGGCCGATCCATCGGCCCACACGATCCTTGCCGGGGTGAACGTGCCGGCCAGCGGGTGATCGAACCTTAGCGCGCGGTGTTTGGGGTCCTGGTCCTGGTAATCCAACCGCAGCACTTCCAGGGCCACCCGCTGGAAGCTGACCCCCGCGCCGTCAAACTCCACCGGCCCCTGCCAGCAGACCTGGCCGGACTTGTCGCAAACCTGGAGCTGACCGGCGATCGAGCGGGCGGCCTGCTGGTAGGGCGGGCGGATTGTGATCTCCAGCAACAGCTGGAAGTTTCCCGGGCGATCTCGCAGGTCCAAACCATCATAACGCACCTCGGCCGGCCAGGTGCCGCTGCGGATCTGCTCCTGCCGCTGTTTCTCTCGGGCAACCTCCCGGGCCTGGTCCACGCGGTGGCCGAACTCGAGCAGCCCGCCGCCGAGCAGCAGGAAGCCGCCGCAGACCAGCAACACCAACAGCCCCACACCGAGGAAGATCCCCACCACGGCCCCGCAGCCGCCACCCATGCCCGTGCCAAAACTCGACTTGCCCACGGTCCACCTCCTCCCGATTGAAACCCTCAGCACCAGGTCCACCAGGCGGCCGGCGATCGGCCCGCCGCGGGCCAGGGTAACCCCGCGCGGCCCGGGCTTCAACACCCCCTGCAATGGTGCGCCACTGGCATACCCCACCTTTTACGGTCAGTGCGCCACTATTGCGCCTCAGTGCGCCACTCTGACGTTTCAGTGCGCCACTATTGCGCCCAAAACGTATAGAAACGAATTCCGACGACGACGGCGGCGGCGGTGTTGACAACTGTTAACGCGCACTAGGTAGATCTGGCCCCTAGTGCGCGGGGACTTCACCGGGTTCAGGACCTAGTGGGGGTTAACCCCGTGGAGGTTCAAGTCCTCTCTTCGGCACTGCTGCGCGGGATCCCCGCAGGGATTGCCAAAGCGGAACATTTGTGTTACAAATCGGAGTATGAGCACCGTGCCCACCGACGAACAAGCCGCCCGCAATGTGGCCGCTAATCTCAAGGATATCCTTGACGAGCGGCAGATCTCGCGCCGCCAGCTGGCCCGGCTGACCGGGGACGATCACATGACGATCAACCGCCTTTGCACTGCCGAAACCCAGCCTACCATCGGGGTACTGACACGGGTGGCCGATGCCCTGCAAACCTCCATTGACCGGCTGACCGCACCACCCCGGGAGGAAATTTCCGCGCATCGGGCTTGATGCCTGTAACAAATCTGTTACACTAGCCGCCAAGCGGTCCAGGTGGATCGCCTGGCGGTTTTGGTTTTTCAGGTCTGCCGGACTAGTGCAGCCGGCCAAACCTTCGGAAACGGCCGCCACGGACTGCAACGCGACCTGCAGCCGGTGGAGCGCGAGGGATGCGAGGACGGAAGCGTGGGCGCAATCGGCAGGGATCGCCAGCGGTGAGCTATGCTTTCCGCGGGCCTTTCGATTGTGGTGCTTTTAACCTTTGGTTATGGGGGTGCGAAAATGCTTCGCGCGGACCTGGCCTGGGATCCCACGCTGCGGCAACTGCTGGCGGAGTATGCCCGGGAGCGCGAGCTGACCGCGGGCAGCCTGCAACAGCTGCGGATCTCCGCGGATCAATTCTCACGATGGACGGCCCAGCGGACGGGCCACGCGGCCCGGGTGGCCGATCTATCGCGCGGCGGCCTGCTGGACTGGATGCTGCACCTGGAGCAGCAGCAGCGGCTGGCGCCGGCCACGATCAACAGCAAGCGGGCGGCCCTGCTGGCCCTGTGGTCCTTTGCCAACGAGCAGGGATACCACCCGCAGCCCGCGCCGCGGCTGAAACGATTGCGGACCGGAACCGATCCGCCGGTGGCCTGGACGCTGGAGCAATTCGAGCGGCTACTGCAAACAGCCCGCGGCGAGCCGGGCCGCTGGGCTGGCCTGCCGGCCGGTTTGTGCTGGGAGATCGCGCTGCTTGTGGCCTGGGATACCGGCGCCAGGCTGGCGGAGATCTTCGAGGCCGAGCTGGCCGAGGTGGACCTGGAGGCCGGCTGCTGGATCGTGACTGCCGCCAAGCGGAAAGGCCGCCGGCGCGGCAAACTCTACCGCCTGCACCCGCAGACCCTGGCCCTGATCCGATCCAGCGTGATCGGCGGCGAGCCGCGCCGCCGGCTGATACCCTGGCCCTGGGCACGGCGGAGCGTATGGCCCAACCTCCGGAAGTTGCTGCGGAAGGCCGGGCTGCCGCACGATCGGCGGCGGCTGTGGCATTGCATCCGGCGAACCGCGGAGAGCTATGCGGCCCTGGAGCGCGGGATTCCCTGGGCGGCCGAAGCGGTGGGCCACGGCGAGGCGGTGGCCAGGCGCCACTACATCGCGCCGGAGATCGTGCCGCAGCCGAGCCTGGTAGACGCGCTGCCGCGACCGGACATTTCCGGACAACTGCGGCTGATAAGCGGCTGAGCGGGATCGAGCGAAACACCCAGCGGCCGCCTGTGGCTGCTTCAAAACACTCAATCGGGCGGACGGTGCCCTATCGTGGCGCGGTCTGCCCGTTTCTTATGCGCGCTGGTGTAGGTTTCAACAAGCGGGGGAATTCTGATGTGTGATTTTCTATCTGGACTGGTGACGATCGAGCGGGATCCGCGGATTCTGTGCACGGACTTGCGGAGCCATTCCGCCACGGCCGAAGCGCTGCGGATGCGACCGGAAACGTACCGGGAATGGGAATGGACCGCGGACGATGAGGGAAAGTCTCTCATTGTGCGCGCGGCGCCGGGCGAAAATCCGAACGTGCTGAAGTCCGCGATTCTAGCACGATACCCGCGCCGCATGGATGCGCTGCGCGAATGTATCGTGCAAGCGGAGAAGGCCGGCGGCACGCTGGACCTCAGCGGGTGCACGCTGCCCGAGGGCCTGAAGCTGCCCGAGCAAATCGGCGGCGGGCTGGACCTCCGCGGGTGCACGCTGCCCGAGGGCCTGAAGCTGCCCGAGCAAATCGGCGGCGGGCTGGACCTCCGCGGGTGCACGCTGCCCGAGGGCCTGAAGCTGCCCGAGCAAATCGGCGGCGGGCTGGACCTCCGCGGGTGCACGCTGCCCGAGGGCCTGAAGCTGCCCGAGCAAATCGGCGGCGGGCTGGACCTCCG